TCTCCTTTTTTAATAATTGGCTAATTAATTTACACGACTAATCGGCTCTGATTATCTCCAAAAGGAGGTCTTGCCTGCCAGTTTACGTCTGGTTTGACGATAACTTACAGAGGTCTTGAAAAGGTTATCTCTTTCGTTAAAAAAATTTGTACTAAAAGTAAAATATATATGTCAAGACAAATTATAAAAAATTATTTTTCTTCTCTTTTAAACTTTTCTTTATACAAATAATCCATTTTTTCTCTAATATGAGTAGGTATTGGTGTTCCTGTTTTAAGATATTCTACTACCTCTTGTTCAACATCAAACAGTTGATCATTAATACCAGCTAGTGTTTTAGTTTGTAAATGTCCTATTTCTGGATCATCAGCAAATCTGTTTGCAATATTGCCAAGAGTAATAGCTAATGTTGGCTCATTTAATATACCTGATTGCTTAGCCCACTCGATATGTTCATCTTCCATACCATTATTTCTTAACAAACCCTCAATGCTTTTAGTCATACCATTATAGGATTCACCCCAGGCTTTTTTTAGCTCGTCAGTTTTTTGTTGTTCAGCTGCTTCAAAAGCTTGTTTAGTTTCTAAAGTTGTATTAGCTGCTCTTTCTAAATACCAATCAACTAATCCCTCTGCCTGATCTGCACTTGCACCTAATTTAAATATTTCTTTTTTGAAATCTTCAATAGCAGTTGCATATGAACCGGCAGCTTCTTCACCAACTATGTCAGCAAAATCCTGGTTAATACTAAAATCATATCCCTCTACATTTTCAGGTCTACCCATCTTTTTATAAAAAGCATCCCACTCTTCTTCTGAAGCATCTGACTTTGGAATATCACCTTTTTTACCAGCAAAACTTTGTAGCTCTTTAATATACTGACCTACTTCGGTTGCATTTTTGCCTTGTAAGTTTTTCCAAAAACCAGCTCCCTTTACATCTTCATCATCTATTTGTTCTAACATAGAATCAACAAATGCAACTGAACCGGCATCTTGTTCTGTGGTTTCTTCAACAGGTGTTTCTACTACTTCTTCAGTAGACTCTACTACTTCTTCTTCACTCATTAGTGTCCTCCTCTATGGGTTTCATATTTATTTGATTTTTAATTCCTAATATAACATTTCTTAATGCGTTCATCTTTGCTTCTATTACAGGATCATTGTATTCTGTTTGATCTTGCCATTTACAAACACCTATTAGAAACTTCATAACTAATATCGCATTATTGTTTGATGGATCGAAAAGGTCTACAAAAGCTTTTCTAGTTTCTTCTGATAAATCCCTCTCGTTATCCCACTCAAAATCGTAGGTAACTTTATCTATTATGTCCATTATTGTTGTTCTACTCCTAGTTGTTCCATTAATGCAGCTGCACCACTACCTCCCTCAGGGGATTTAGTAGTTTTAGAATATAAGTCGCCCATAGCTTGAGCTTCTTTCATCTGGGCCATCTGTTGTGATTGAGCAGCTTGTGCTTCTCTTCTTTGAGCAACTTCTTCTTCAGAAGCTTGTAAAGATATTGGAACCATATTTACTTCTTGTATAAATCTAGCTGTTTCATCAGCATTTATATTATCAAGTATCTCTGGTTTAAATTGTGCAATTTGCATCATTTGTTGCATAGCAGTCATTGTTCCAAACAATTCTATTTGTCTTGATGCTATAGATGCTTTACCTACTAAATCAAACTCCAGGTCAGCACCAGATAATTCTTCAATCTCTAATTCTTTAAACATATTAGCTCGTAACATAATAGCAAATGCTCTCTCTAATGCTGGTGTTACAAAATATTTATTTAATCTGTTAACTGCTGGTGATAAAAATTGTAATGATAGATTTAATCTTTCAGCAGATTCAAACGCTGTCATATTTTTTCTATTCATTAATGGATTAAACAATGGTACATAGAAAGCATCTAATATATCTTCTTCTTTTTTCTGAATCATTGCATCATTAACAACAACATTATCTTGGGGCCTTAATTGTTCTGGTTTAGATAATGGATTACCAGCATTCCAATATATAATAGAACCTTGATCATTAGATATACGTCTAACACTACCATCATTAGGAGCTAACCAAGGAGGATTAGCTACTCTTTCAGCACCACGAATACGAGATACTTCCATTCTATTTATCATTGGAAGAGTTGCAGCTACTTCTAACGCTGGACTACGGCCATACTTTTCGTAGTTTGTTTTATAAAATCTACCAACAGAGTATGGCATTTCATCATAACCAGATTCTAATACTATCTCTTTGCTTTTTAATTCAATATATATAGAAGCTACTTTCTTTTTGCTTTTGATTTGTTCTGTAGGAGAAGCATTTTCCCTGGGCATTACAATATGAATAAAGGTATATTCTTTTGCAGATGTTTTAGGATCAGTTGATTCTTCTAAAATATTTCCAGGAAGAGATTCTCCAAACTGTTGAACAGCCTGACGAGCTGAAAGTTTAAACTCACGAATAACAGTATCTACTTCTCCCAGATAATTTTCACAAAAATAAAATTGATTTATGTAATGTGATCTCCAGTTTAATATTCTTTTTGATGTTGATTCACAAAATAAAGCTGTTGTTCCTATGTATGCACAATGATCAATACATTGGCCCATCTCTTCATAAAAATTAGAATCTTCAATCGCTCTCATAAACTTAGAAGTAGTTGCACTTAATGCTCTAACCACATTATCACTTTCCATTAACTCACGATTTGAAGTAACTATTCTAATCCAATTTTGTCCCTGAGGAAAAAGATGTGACATCATACCAGCTGTAAACATACGTCTAGCTTTTATACCAATATCTGTGATTCTTTGTGCATCATCTCGCTGACCTTTTGATTTTCGGTCCTGTATATTATCTTTACTTGGACTACAAAATTCTGCAGCTGCTTGATATAAAGTTTCAAAGTTAGCTCGTTCTGAACTAGTCTTCTCACGTTTGTACATTTCAATAAGTGAGTTTACATTCATAAGTTATAGTTTCCAGATTGACTACCGAGTTTAGTATTAGAGCTTCCCATTGCCTCACCTTTAGTAACATATAAAGCTTGGTTGCCTTGCTTTTGTTTAGTTTGTTTTTTTAATGCTTTTGCAGCTTGCTCGCCCTCTACTACTGTTGCTACTGGAGGTGGAGGTGGAGGTGTTGGTGGTGGTGTAGGTTTTGATCCCATAAATTTTTCTCCGTAATCTTTCTAAATTATAAACTTTTAATTTACCATCAAATCTTTCAAATACAGCATATTCTAATTCTACTGGCATTAACGCAAATAGGCGTTTTAGGTTGCCCGTGAAGTAGTGAACAAAATAACAATCACACCTGTCAAGCTTATTCAATTCTTTTTTACCTAGTAACACATCTTTGTTATGGTACATTGCCATGACAAATGTTTTATCGTCACTGTATACTATTCCATTTTTTAAATAATAATCAAAAATTCTTTCGAAATCTTTGCCATAATGGTTTTTCGCTTTGTCTATCATCAAACCAATTATCCTCTGCGTATTCTTCTGGACTACCAACTTGTTTTGGTAGCTTTATATTACTTTCATTAGATAAATATACTTGAACTAAATTTAAATGTTTAGCCATAATCATTGTTCTAAAAGCATCAGCACCATGAGAATGTTTATCATGTACAGGTCTACCAGATGTACCCTCTCGATAGTTTTCTAAATGATTCATTAAATCTTCACACAAAGTAGATATATAAACTTTTTTCATATTACGTCTACATATTTCTATATCTTCTAAAATAGAATTAGTTTTTGGTACACGTCTAAAATCTATACCTACTTCTTTTGCTTTTGTAACTAAATCACCAAACAACATACGCTTGGATACATCATGTGGTGCATAATGTCCGCCATACTTGTAGTTTTTACTATGAATAACTATACCATAGTCTTCAATTTTTTTACCACTAGACTCGTGATAATCAATAATATAAAAATTATCGTTTACTATTTGAGCAAAAATAATTGATGTAGCATCACTAGTACCTAAATCCCAAAAAGTATACACATGGTTACCAGAAGTTTCTATAGAATCATATCTGTTTTCTCCTTTCATAATATCTAATTCATGTCCGTAGTATGAATTTTCAACTTGAGATACAGCTTCATTCATATACTCCTGGCGAGCCATAGAGTAAGATATAATTCCAGAATCTATTTCTTCTTGAATGTTTTTATAAGGTTTTTGATCGTAAGGACTAATTTGTCCTTGTAATTCTTTATTAATGTTAATGTCGTCATTAACCCAAAAGTTAGTTTTTGTATCAGCCAACGTAAGCCATTGCGTAAACCAGTTACTGCGTTCTTTATTATTTTCATATAATCTCCATAAATGATTTCCTCTACCACGAAGTGTTCCATTAAATGTGACAAATGCACTACCCTCTGTTAAGATTGGTGCAAGGAATCCAGATACTTCTTCTTTATGTAGAGAAAATTCTGATAATACATATCCCGATCCACCTTGTCCTACGAAATTTAAATTGTCTGTGCCGTCAATCTTTATTCTACTACCATTAATCAAGTCAAGAAAGAAGTCTGAATTGTTTTTACGAGCTACAATTTGTTCTGGACAAATAAGGTCTACTAGTTTTTTACCACCAGCCCACTCACATATGTTATCCCACAATGCTCTAGCTGCCCAAGCCCTGGTCGGAAATAAATAATAATAGTTACCTGGTGTTTCAATTGCTTTATTTACTAGACACGCAAATGAGGCCACATCTTTACCAGCCCTCCTGGGCCAACTTATCAACGAATACTGTACTCCATTATCAAATGCTTTGAAATATGGAAGTTGATAATTTCTAGGCTGAATTGTGGGTAGTGTTATTTTCATCTATACTATTTGCGAAACACATCATACATAAAGATTTAACTAAAATATCTCCGTCAAACTCTTCAAAGATTGGATTATCTTTAGAATCTACACAACAACACTCTTCACAACTTTTACTTCTCTTCTTTTTCATATTCAAACTCTAATCCACAGTATGGACAATACAATGGGTCGTTTAAAAAACTATCACATATTACATGAACGAAAAAATAATTTTTACATTTCAAACATATGATATAATCCATATCGGTTATTTCTAGTTTTAGTATTTCATCTGGTCTTAACATTGTAAATCTCAAATTTTTAAAAGTTTATTCATGGTCTAAATACCAAACAAATTGTCGATGTCGCTGCCGAGCCCCCCCAATAATTAATACCCCCGCCTCGTTTGTGCGTTTTTACTAATGTTTTGCTAGGTTTTTGCATAGTTATAGCTCCTGTTCAGCTCTCCTGTCAGCTCCTGTCAGCTCCTGATAGCCTGATAGCTCCCTGATTAATTGTGATAGCTCCTGATTGTAATCGGTTTCTATTTTGGTAGTTTTCCAGAGAGTCCATCTGGTCCAAACTTTCGTGTTGCTATTATTATATATTGTTAAGGCCCCATCACTACCAGAATCTTTGCGATTATCGTCACTCCTGAGCGGACATGACCCATCCTCAGCTAGAGATAATATGGATCTCTTTTTTTCCTCAAATCCACCGTGACGAAATAAATTAATATGCAAATCAGCAAATGCGAAAAATTGCGGTCGGCTATTTACTTTGACACTCACCACACTCTCCACAGTAGGTCTTCCTAATAATAGTAATGTCTTGGGAATCTTCGCCGAGGTTAGCAAGCTGTCCAAGTTTAGCTGACGCCTGAGCGTTACCTTTGGAGGACTCTTCGAATAGATGCTCCAATATGCGTGTGCGTAGGAGGTCTTTGTCCTGTAATATCTGAGAGAGGTCTACACCCTCTGATTTTTTTGTCTTGTCTTTCTCTCTATCTATATATGTTTGTAGTCTCTTATGAATGTTTGCGTATGTGTTAGCTAGTGACCATAACTGTTTGTTATCTGATGATTTAATCTCGTTGTAGATTTCTTGTTGTGTTTTCATATCAGTAGAGTAATTGATTTGTTTCCTCTGAATAAATGTAAATCTATAGCTAAAAAAAAAGGACACCATTTCTGATGTCCTATCTGAAAGAATATATTTTTATTTAATCGTATATACTTCCCTCAACAATAATAGAGATATAACCATCCCCATTATTTTCTTTTCGAATCTCTTGTGCCTCTTCCAAACAATAACACTCGGTAACAAAATTCCCTTGAACGTATAAGAAAGCATTTTGCCTTGGAATATTTATTGTTTCCGTAACACCATATTCTCCGTGATAATTCTTTTCTTTAACATCTAATTCAATACTCATAACTTACCTTTCTTTTAATGTGAAATAACAGAATTACCAAAAGTATAATTTATTTCAAGATAAAAAAAAAGGACACCATTTCTGATGTCCTCTCTGATACTTTGTTATGGTTAAGTTATTATTAGAATAAACAATACAACTATCAACAGATATAACAAAGTTGCACCGATTGTTTTATCCATTCGCACTCCAAGTTTTATAGCCATTAAAATAACAACAATCATTCTCATTATTCTGTTGAATGATAGTCAACACATCCTCAAACCAATCAATCAATTTAGAGGGCGTATATTCTCTTTCGTATTGTGTGCATCTTTTACGAAGAGTAACGCCTTTCATAGCATATGTGCCACTGATTGATTTTTTAGGCGTTTCTAATCGTCTAGGAGGCAAGCTTGGTAACTGTTCCCTTGAACATCCTACGATATATAATTTAGTAGGTTTAGATGCGACATGACCGAAATCGAATTGGTCAATCTCGATTACGAATCCACCAAAATTATCATAGTCATTAATCAATGGTAACCTGTAATCCGCACCACCATTATATTTATGCTTGAATAATTTTGACCCATGAGGATGTTCCAAGATACCACCACGTTCACGGATAATATCAATAGACCACAACGCCAATTCTTTCTCGTCTAATCTTGGTTTAGACATATGAGATAACTGACCCCATGCACGACATGGAGGATGACACACAACGGGAAAATTCCCATTGTATGTTTTTGCACCCCTATCAATATCATAACAATCCCAAGACTCCCTTAACTTGTAAGAAGAATCTCTACGAACAAACAACGCCACGAATTTCTTAAACATTATTAACCTCCATTGCTGATTTTTCTCGATGGTTATAACATCTAAGTAATGATGCCATTCCGTAACCTTGTGAAATGAAATAATCTATATTTCTTTCATTAAGATATTTACCCAAGAATAATATAGTAGAAGAAGAATCGTTTCCACCGATATTCCAAACATCAATGTCCTTGATTGGTGTCCCACCCTCTCCACAATAATTCACTCCGTCTTTCCAATTGTATATTCGAAATACATTCCCAGAATCACAATCTTCAAGAATCCATTCAGCATCAATCTTATAGTCATCACCCGTAGAGTTATGAACACCGAATGCTTCAACAAGTTTCTGATAGCTAATAACAATGTAGCCAATATTACTACCATTGATAACATCAGAAAATTTAACCTCATGTTTCATACTTATACCTTACCTTTCTTTTTAACTTTTTTACTAGCAACTTTTTTCCATGTTCGTTGCTTTTTAACTTCTTCAATATAAACAACATTACCCTCTACTTTATATCCCATATCAGATAACGCTTGTAGTATCGAGTTACGAAACTCAATGTCTTTCTTTGTACTTCTTGCTTCAAGCCAAACATCGCATTCATTAGACCTATTGTAATATACTACTCCCATGTTTATACCTCATCTTTCTTAATTGAATCTATGAATGATTTTTTAAAAACTCGGTAGATAATACTATGCTCATCCCACCAATCATCCTTATCCAATTTTGCTAATACTTTTTCTACCTCATCGGATGTACTTCCGTCATCCCCGACAACGATGTCAATAGCCTCTTTGATTATAGGCGTTGTATACATCATCGTATCCGTGTATTCATCTTCATTTGTCATAATTTTCCTTTCATTAAAAAAACAATCTACCATGACCTGTAAAACTTATCGAGAACATAATAAAAAAAAACTCACCATTTTACTGATGAGTTTCTGCTGCACGCCTGACCTGTAAATAATTTGGATCAAAACTTCTACGCAAATTAGTGGTGAATTTGAACATCAACAATTTTCAGAACGTAATATGTACCATGTGGTAATTCATTTCCTAAATCATCAAATACAGTATTACCAGAAACAGATGGTTTCATCTTGTGTATTTCATTCATAGGAATTGCTAAATAATCATCTAACTCATACATTAAGATACCTCCTTGTCAAATTTATCCCATTCAGCTTCTTGTTTAGCACAACAATCACCACAAATCCACCCCTCGAGTACAGCGTTATCTAATTCAAGATAACCACTATACCGATTGACAAATCTACCGCTACCAAAGTGACACATCTGATGACATTTTAAACACTCTTCAATATCATGCACATCTAACGTTGGAATTTTATTAGCCATTACTTAACCTCCAATTTGATTCTAAAAACTTACGAAGTACATCATGGATTTGTCCATAACAATCATCGTCTTTATCAGTGCTACTATCAGTTTCATATTCTGCTCGGAATACATCCATGATTGTACTAGTTAACTCATCAGTTATTGCATTCAGACAAGACAATCGTTCCCACCAAATATCTTTAACTACTCTAGTCATAGAGTCATCCCAAAACATATCCTTTCTTTCATCAAAAGGATTATCTTTATCAAACCCTACAATGTGTTCAACAACATTCATCGTAGCTGTTTCTTCAGAGGACAAATTTAATATAGTGTCCACTGTTGATTTACCAGTAGTTTCATAAGTTTGTGAATACTCATTATCTCCATCTCTGATAGTCCATCCTATACGATATGGCATATCATAATTTATCTTTGGCACTGCCATTATATTACCTCCTTTGTAATAATTTTATAATTAGTATTTGGACCCCAGCGTTTCTTCATAAGGGTACGTTCAGATAAGTAATCATATACAGAAAACTCGTGACCTAATTTGTCATATATTTCTTCATCAACAATTACTTCATGTGTTTCTGTTACTTCTTCAAATATTTCTATTTTGAATTTAACTTTTTTTGTACTCATTTATTTACCTTTCTCTAATTCAAAAAGGAAAGTATCAAACGACATTTACATTTAAAAGAAAATAAATAATTTTTTTTTCAGGCGAACCTGGTGGATTTTTTTTACCCCCGCTCAGCTCCCTGACAGCTCCCTGACAGCTCCGCATTGAACCGGCATCCTCCACGCAAATTGGCAAATAGGCAAATTGACAAATTAGTTTTTAAGCAAATAGGCAAATTTAGGTTTGACATATAAACGCAAATAGTTTTACATATCCCAGGATAAAAATTAAGGAGGTTAATAATAAAAAGAAAAACAAAAGCCGAAGTTGAAAGAGATAACATTTGGTCCCGCAAACTAAAGAGTAAACACCAGGATCAATGGCCCATAGTTTTTGCTTTGTTAGATTTAAACGAGCAAGAAAAAATAAAGGTGGCCTGTATCGTATGGTGGGATTGCTACAAAGCACAGGAAGAATATGACTGGACATTTGTTAAATCAAAAGTAAACGAGTATAAGTTTGATGAGAGTCAAATGAATCACGATAACATTGCGAGTGCATTGTATCATATTGGTTATCCAAAAGAGATAGCACAACATAGAGCAATAATAAAGAGAGGTAGGTTATAATGGCCCTGGAAATTAGTTATATTGAGGAAGAAGACAAGTACAATATTAGTGGTTTGAAATATTCACCAGAAGAAGCTGAAACCATTGCACGTTTTATTGAATCAAAAGAGTTTGATAAGTACGTCCAGAAAAACCCAGAGTACTTAAAAGAAATAATTCCTAATCCAGTAGATGATGATGGTTTCTTACAGTTAAAGGAGAAAAAAAATGATGATAATTAATTTAGCTGGCATTCAAAGTATTGACTACAAGTTTCCTATTGAAAAGGATATGGATGTTGAAGTCTTACATGATGTCGATTGTAAGTATCAAACCAAAGAAGAAAAAGCATTGGTTGTTAAGCACGATAACTTTGTAGTTGGTTATCTTCCACGGCCATCTACATTGAAAGCATGGATGGAAGATGCCAGAAAGATTGGCAATCATCAAAAATATGATTACAACAAGGATAGATTTGTAGCTGCTACATATGTTAGAGATCAGATTGAATGTGATTTGTTTCGAAATGATATGCCAGTAACAGGAAAGATATATCGTGTAGGTTATTCTGACCAGGGAGATGTGCAAAGCATCTCTTGTTCATTTGATTATATGTAGAGGAGGAGTTATGCCAAAGTTAAAAAGAAAAGTAATGGTGAAAGCTATTGTCCCATCAAGACAAAGTGTTTCACAAGATTGGGTTGAGGAGTTAGGAGATAGAATACAGTATGTTGGACAAGAGTTTATGTCTGTTTCAGAAGCAGCTAGAGAGTTAAAGGTTGGTCGAACACATATACTTGCTAACTTATCTGGTAAAGTACAACACGTCAAAGGCTTCGTATTTAAGAGGTGTCCATGAAAGAAGCCCATGCGTTTATTGTAAGGGATGCGGTGGAGTATGGTCTAGATAAGGCCATACTTCTTCAGCATATTCGTTTTTGGATTAATCAGAATGACGGCAAGAAAACACATACACATGATAATAAAGTATGGATGTATCAATCAGCTTCTGATATGACTAAACATTATCCTTATTGGTCTAGGCAAAAGATTAGTAGACTGCTTAGGGAAATGGAGGATGATGGATTGATTGTATCTGGTAACTTTAATAAGTTAGGTTACGATCAAACTAAATGGTACACTATCCAATGTTCAGAATTAAACAATCGAAGTTTTGAAATTGAGCAACCTATACCATATACTAAACAAGATACTAAAACAGATACATTGTTTGATGAATGTTGGGCTATGTATGGTAAGAAAGGTAACAAGAAAACTGCTATTAGATATTGGAAGAAATATTCTGAAGAAGATAAGTTAAGTATTCAATCAAAGATTATTCCTTATATTAATAGTAGAGAGTATAAGTATCGTAAAGATTTCCAAGGATGGATTAATCCTACATATAGAATGTGGGAAGACCAAATAGAAGAAAAAGAAAAGAGGATAAGTATATGATGGAAAGTTGGGAAGACCATGAGATTAGAGAGCAAGAGATTCAAGAGAATCTTGAGCGACAAGAGGGTGAGTGGCGAAAGTTAGAGAAAGCTGCTGACCCTGGTTTTTTATCTGGACCAATAGCAGATGATTTTTGCATACGAGTGTATGATGAAAACTGTAAGTGCATTTATGATTCAAGAAAGGATGGCGACTATGAACAATGGAAATCCTCATTGCCTGGAGAGTGAGCGAGGAATATTAGGGTCAATGCTTATTGATCCAGAAAGAGTTATTCCTAAAACTGAATTATCTAATACTGATTTTTATATAGTTAAACACCAGGTGTTATATGAAGCATTAAAAAATATGTATATGAATAATTGCACTATAGATACAATAACTATAAAGAATTATTTAAAAGATAATAAATCATTAGAACAATGTGGTGGAGATGATTACCTTTTAGATTTACAAGATTCTATAGTTGTTTCTAGCCATTCACAAGCATATGCAAAAAGGGTAAAAGAGCTATCTGAATTAAGAAATGAATTAGATATTCTTGAGTCTGGAAAAGATATGGTTTATCAAGGCAAGAGTTGTTCAGATTTTATTATGAGTAGTTTGATTAGAAAGACTACTGATAATCAACAACAATCTATCTACGAATTAGGAGAAGAATGGATAGACAAAGTTGCTTCTGGTAACACAGGTCATTTAAACTGGTGGTGTGCTGAGTGGGATAGTTATCTTACTAAATTAAGTAGTGAGGTTTGTATTATTCATGCACCACGTTCAACTGGTAAGACCGCTTGGTTGCTACAATATATATGTTATTTACATCAACAAGGATTGAAGTGTAGTTTTGCATCTATTGAAATGATTAAGCAAGAATTACTACCAAGATTGATAGCACATCTCGGTCAGATTAATACATACAATATGCGTACCAGAGGTTTCATTAAAGAACATGAAAGACAAGCTTCATTGAAAGCTAATGAAAAGCTGCGGGGCCTTAACTTGAATGTCCGAGATGGTAGTATGAATATATTTCAATTACGTTCCTGGGCTTTGAGTGAAAAGAAGAAAGGAGCAGATGCTATATTTATAGATAATCTTTTATGTATCAATGATGGTGGTAGAAATTATGTAAACAGAACGGCCATGTATGATTATTTTATACAACAGATTATCGATCTTCGTAATGATATAAAGATACCTATCTTTTTACTTGCTCATCCTAACGCTGATCATGGTGTATCTTATAGTAAGAACATTGAAAATTTGTGTGATATAATTATTTATTTACACAACGTGCCATCAGAGGGTATAGATGTTGAGGGTAAAACAATAATGCCAAGGATGGATATTCCAGGAGATACAGTTTGTTGTAGATTCCAGAAGAATAGACAAGGCAGATCACCATGTGCATTGTTATCTCTAGATAAACAAACACAAACATTTAAACATTTAAGTTGGGAGATAGAATAATGAAACAAGATACATTTAATTTTGTTAAAGAAGATTGTGCTATTCTTACAGGAGATTGTTTAACAACTTTAGCATTATTACCAGGGGATAGTGCTAACTGTTGTGTTACTTCTCCGCCTTATTATAATTTAAGAAACTATGATAATGATAATCAGATTGGTATGGAATCAAGTCCAGAAGAATACATAGATAATCTTGTTAAAGTATTTAGAGAAGTCAAAAGAGTTTTAAAAGATGATGGTACACTGTGGTTAAATCTAGGAGATACATATCGTAGAGATAAAAATTTATTAGGCATACCTTGGAGAGTTGCCTTTGCACTACAACAAGATGGTTGGTATTTAAGACAAGATATAATATGGCATAAGCCTAATCCAATACCAGAATCTGTAAAAGATAGATGTACTAAAGCACATGAATATATATTTCTATTTAGTAAATCTCCTAGATATTATTATGACTACAAAGCCATTAGAGAAGATAGTACTAATCCAGAAGAAACGGCCAGGAGAATGAAGCTACCTATAATGACAGGAAAAAAACATGAGTCTGGAGGCTTCTCAGTTAAGGGAACAAAGCATACTCCTGGTATAAAACCATTTGATGGTAAGAAGAATAAAAGGTCTGTATGGACAGTGAATGTAAAGTCATACAGAGAAGCCCATTTTGCAACGTATCCTCCTAACTTAATACAACCTTGTATATTAGCTGGTTGTCCTGAGAGAGGTGTCGTGCTTGATCCATTTGCTGGTGCTGGTACGACAGGTTTAGTTGCATTAAGTAATAATAGAAAGGCAATGCTTTGCGAGTTAAATGAAGACTACGTTGAGATAATAAAACGTAGGTTGTTAGATTGACAGTAAAGCATATTTTGTTAAAATTAACTCTTAAATATAAAGGAGAAACATATGAGTCTATCACAAGAATACATTAAACCCGCTGACACTAATCCAATTAGTGCTTATGCTAGATGGAAAGGTGCTAAGGGTTTATGGGAAATATATTCCAAAGACACTGGACAAACTGTGCTAACACAAAAGCTAGATTTTGTTATACTAGATCAGCTTAATTCTGTTAGAGGTTTTACTAGATCGAAAGGATTATATTCCTGTGCTGAAGTTAAAGATATTCATGCTCAACCTATGAGTGTATATCTAACAGAGAATGGTAAGTCTACTTTATTCAAAGAGGGTTTGTATAGTGAGATAAAAGCAGACCTAAAAGAAAAAGGTATTAAGTTTCAAAAAGTTGTTTATGCTATGGCTAATGACAACCATGAAGATTCTACACTAAATAATGGTATTATTAAATTAGAATTACAAGGTGCAGCTATGTCCGCTTGGTTTGAAACTGGAGCATGGGAGGGCCATAGAATTGAAATGGGTGAAGCTACTCATCAAGATGGTGCTATTAGTTATTACATTCCTAAATTTATACGCTCTAAAGCAACTGACAATATGTTAGAAAAAGCTAAGGGTAAGGATGTAGCACTTCAAGAGTATCTCAAAAAATTCAGAGATAATAAGGAGGAGGAATCTCAAGAAGAGATACCTTTCTAATATGACCAAAAAGAGAAAGCGATCCATTAAGTCTGCTAAACAAGGTGCTTGGGTTGCTTTCTCTAAATATATTCGCTTGCGAGATTCTCTTGCAACAACTAACACCACTGATCGATGTATTTGTATTACCTGTAAAGAAACTGTACCTACTAAATATGTTCCTGGATTTAACACGTTACAAGCGGGACATTCTATAGCTGGAAGATCAAAGAATATTTTATTTGATGAGGATTTAGTATACGGACAATGTGCTGCCTGTAATTGTATACATGGTGGTAGACTGTCAGAGTTTGCTATTATTATGATAGATAAGTTTGGTAAAGAATGGTTTGAGGAGAAATGTTTTATAGCCAGAAAACCATCAGAAACCAGGTGGTCTATTCAAGAGTTAGATGAAATTAAACAAAAGTATAAACAAAAATATGAGGAGTTATTAAATGGATAAATATCAACTTATGTACGCAGTATTTATTATTGTAATGGCATCAATAGTTTTAGTTGGTTTAATGGAGATGTTAAATGTATAGTCTTAAAAAAGCTAAAGAAATATATGATAGTGTAGTAGATATTGGTATCGCAGAAACTTCCCAGAAATATGGCATATCAGCGGAGTCAGTTAAACGAGCTGTACGAGAGCTAAAGTTAAAACAAAATATGCCAAGTCCAATAGAACAATGTGTTGTTACAGGGGGCCGAAAAGTCTTATGTATTGGTGATCTACATTGTCCATTTGATTTAGATGGATACCTAGATTTCTGTACTGATGTATATCAGAAACACATTTGTGATACTGTAGTATTTATTGGAGATGTTATAGATAATCATTACGCATCTTACCATGAATCTGATCCAGATGGATTAGGTGGTAGAGAAGAGTTAGAATGTGCTATAGAAAGATTAGCACCATACTATAAAGCATTCCCTGATGCGTATGTAACTATCGGTAATCACGATAGAATTATTATGAGAAAGTCTATGACATCAAGTGTTCCCAGAAGATGGATTAAATCATATGCTGAAGTATTAGAAACACCAGGATGGAAATTTACAGATGAAGTATCTATTGATGAAGTAATGTATATTCATGGAGAAGTAGGTAACGCCAGAATAAAATCAATAAATGAAATGTGTTCAGTTGTTCAGGGCCATAGACATACAGAGATGTTTACTCATTGGACCTTTGGTAAAAATAGATCAGTCTTTGGATGCCAGGTAGGTTGTGGGATAGACTTTGAAAGTTATGCTATGGGGTATGCAAAAAGAGGAAAGAAACCAGCCATAGGTTGTGCTGTTATAATAGATGGTACAACCTGTATAAATGAGGTTATGCCATTATGATGAAAATAACTATAGAAGATGATGATACAATTGTTGGTATCAAGGATAAACATTGTTGGACATTAGAAGATGCTGTTAGTGTCTTTGAAACTACCCTCAATAAATTCTTTGGTAGTGATGTTGAAGTATCTGTTAGAGCTAAACAAAAAGCTACGATTGAAGTACCTGTACAAGAAGCAGAGGGTATGTGATTAAGCTTGACAGGGTATATGACTAAATGTAAATCTATGTCATAACTCGTTCAACCTACATGGTCGGAAGTAGCAGAAAGTCTGTGAAGGAACGCTAACATTGGGAGGTCTATCAATGGAAGTTATCCTTACTTATCGAGGAGTAGCATACAAGAAAATCCTAAAGAGGTAGTATGCGTATATGCCCTACTTCGGTGGGGCTTATTTCTATACCGATCTGTTCACTTGCCTGGCGTATCATCTCATCCCTATCAAAACCTTTTACTTCAACTGTTGCTTCTTTCCCTGATTCCTTGTGAACAATACGATACATAGACATAACTCCCTTGTAATTTAAATGTGAATAAATGATGTGACTTGAGAGTTTTACTGCTGAGTCACGCAACAGAGAAAGGTACAATGAATACCCTAGATTACTCTCTAACTATTGAGGTAATAAACTTAACTTTTTACTTGGCTACTGCCGAAATAAAATCCTACTAAAGCCAGCATGGTTTGTCTTACTTCTGGTAATAATACATATCCTTGTAATTCAATCCAACCATTTCCTTTGGAAAACATATCTCCAAAAATAAAACTGATTAATCCACTTGCTTTATTAGCTTCTATAGTAACAGGCTCATTAAAGAAAGCGAGAATAAAAGGTGCAAAAATTACAGCAAACAATGTACATATAGCTATTACTCGTCTTACAATAGCTCCAGCTTGTCCTGTTCTTTTTGCAGCTTTGTCTGCACTTTCATCTGCAGCTGATTGTTTCTTTAGCATACCCTCAAGCATAGCTGATTGTGATTGTGCCTGGGCAGCTATCAGCTTCATAACAAATCCTGATAAGCTACCACCTAACATGGCTAATAATTCTACGCTCACGCCATACCTTTCTTCTTGGTAAACTTACGTTTCTTTTTACTTTTCAATGCAGCAAAGTCTGATGCTTCAATTTTATTTGGATTACCAGATGCTTTAGCTATCTTCATTTGTTTTGATGAATACATTTTTCCTGGCATTACGCACCATACCCTTTCATCATTGATACTTTTTTACCAGACTTCTTGGCTTCTTTCTTTGCTGCAGCCATTCCAGCCTTTGTATATTTGAACTTCTTTTTTCCTACTTTTGGCATAACGCCCTCCTTACCATTTTACTTTATTTGCCCAATATGCTGCAGATGATTTACCTTTAGCTATATTTTTTCCATGTCTTGCTTTAAATGATTTAGCTCGTTTAGTCATAGTACGATCTCCTGTCTTACCTTGTTGACCAAACCTAATTGTTTTTGGTTTACCATTAACAACAGTAACCACTACATGAGATTTAGTTGGATGATTAGGTGTACGTTTTGGTTTATCGATACCACTAACTCCAGCTCTTTTTATTGATGCCGTATACTTTCCCATTATGTCCTAAACTTTTTTACTTTCTTTGCTATATACTTTGGTTGTTTACTAAATTGTTTGCCCTGGGCTTTTGCTTTTCTTTTAGCTCTGGTAGTTGCTGCGTATTCAGCACTAGATAAAGACTTGATTGCTTTCTCTGGTAAATATCTCTCTCCTGTTACAGAAGATTTCTTACCAGATTTTGTGGTCCACTTTTGCTTACCCCAATCCTTTAATGATTTTTGTGATTTAGCCAGGGCCATTACTTATAACCTCCTCCAGCTTTCTTATATGCTTTAGCTAAAGCTTGTGCTTTCCTGGCAGACCATTGACCAGCTGCGGTCCCGTGAGAAGCTTGTGCTTTTATACGATTAAAAATTCTTTTTCTCATACTTGGCTTTGTATAGTTACCAGCTTTATTAACTGTTGATTTCTTTTTAGTATACTTTGCCATTACTTACCTAATTTCTGTTTAATATTTATTACTAAATATATTATAGTTAATACAGATATTATAAACGATAACAAAGGATTAACCCATTGTAGATTCCAACTACTTATAAATCCTATTGTCCCTACCAAACCTTTCTCAATACAATCATTCACGACATCTTCCTTTTAGCTATTAATAAACTTGCACCACCTAGTAGTATTAAACTTATAGCTTGTGCTTCAGGTATAATACTTAATGGTTGATCACTTGTTACTGTAAAATCTACTGTTCCTATGACGTATGGATCATAACTAGATACTATTGCTACTAACTGATTATGTATCTGTACATCATCTAGATAAAAATATAATCCTTCAGGACTATCTTCGTTGCCATCATCATCTTCATCAAACAATGTAAGTTGTACTGACCCACTTCCAAATCCAACAAATGCAGGCTCTTCTATTGTATATAAATAAAGGTAAGGGTCGTTATAATCATAGTTAGGATTACTACTACCTAAATCAGCATCATAGTTATCGAATGCTAAAGTTGCGTATCCATCTGTTTGTATATGAAATATATCATAATAGAATGGCTCTTGATCTACATATGTAACATTGTTTTCTGTAAGTGTAGCTTCTAAATCATATACATATAAATCACCTCTAGTAATGCTTGCAAACATTAATAATAATACAAATGCTATCCATAAAATTATATTTCTCATTTTTTCTTCATCCATGTTATAAGTTTAAATATCTTCCAATGTC